CTGCGGCTGGATTTACAAATACAGTTGATCGAGCTACTGTTGATGCTGCGGTCACTAGAGTAATAGGATCTCCCTTAATTTCACCACCCACGTTTGACTTACCTTCTGCTAGTAGTTTAGGTACAACAGCAGATATAAGCGCAGCAAAAAGTTTGTTAGCTCAAGCTCAAACTGCTGTTCAAAGTGTCGGATCTAGAATAGTTAATATTGTATAGAATAAATATATTATATGGCAACCTTTATCGGATTCAATACAATTAATCAAAATAAAACATTCACGCTTGTAGATTTTGAACTAATAAAACAAGATTTATTAAACGCTTTTAATATTAGACAAGGTGAAGTTGTTGGCCGTCCTGGATATGGTACTGTTTTATGGGCATACTTGTTTGAAAATCAAACTCCAGAACTACAAACGGCTGTATATCAAGAAGTCCAGCGAGTAATTGGCGGCGATCCTAGGTTATATCTTAATAATGTTAATATGTACCCCCAGCAGAACGGCATATTGTTAGAATTAGAATTGCAAACAGTAGCAACTACTTCCGCTCAAATTCTGTCCATATTTTTTAATGAACAGCAGCGTTCCGCAAGTTACGTTTAACTTAAACTACCCAGTTTATTTTCTTCATAAATACTTGTAACATTGGAATAACCATGGCGAAGACAACAAGGCAAACTGTACTATTTGGAGTTGAAGATTGGAAAAGAATCTATCAAACCTATAGTGAAGGTAACTTTCAAAGTTACGATTTTGAAACTTTACGTAAGAGTTTTATAGATTATTTGCGTCAATATTACCCAGAAACATTTAACGATTATATTGAATCGTCGGAGTTTATTGCTTTATTAGATGTTATGGCTTTTATGGGCCAAGCATTGGCATTCCGCTCAGATTTAAATACTCGCGAAAACTATATTGACACAGCAGAACGCCGCGATAGTGTTATTAAACTTGCAAATTTAGTAAGTTATGTCCCCCAACGTAATACAGAAGCTAATGGATATCTTAAAGTATTTTCTGTTTCTACTACAGAAAATGTAACAGATTATAACGGAATAGATCTTGCTAACATTACAATTAACTGGGCTGATCCTAGTAATTTTGACTGGCAAGAACAATTTACAGCTATTATAAATGCGTCACTAGTGAATACCCAGTTTGTTGGCTCGCCTGGTAACGATCAAACAATCCTTGGAGTAGACACACAAGAATATACAATTAATTTAGTTCCAGGGTATATTCCTGTAGTTCCTTATACTGCCACTATCAATGGAGTTAACATGCCATTTGAAGCAGTAAATGCGACTTCATTAGGCGAAACTTTTATCTACGAACCGCCGCCATTACCTAACGGACAATTTAATATATTATTTCGTAATGATCAACTAGGTTATTCGAGTGCTAACACTGGTTATTTCTTTTATTTTAAACAAGGTGTGTTGCAAAATCAAGATTTTAACTTAGCTGAAAGTATTGCTAACCGTACAGTTGATATTAATATTGAAGGTGTTAATAATACAGATGTTTGGTTATATCAACTCGACAATGTAGGTAGCATTTCAAAAATTTGGGAGCAAGTTCCGTCAGTCTATACAGCTGCGGTTGAGCAGATGTCTTCAACTATAAGGCCAGTATATTCTGTAACTAGTCGTACTAATGATCAAATTACATTGTTATTTGGTGACAATGTATTTGCTACTATACCGGTCGGTCAATTCCGCAATTATGTTAGAGCATCAAATGGATTACAATATATTATTAATCCAGAAAATATGCAATCAGTTTCGATACCTATTTCTTATGTTAGTCGTTCAGGAACTATTGAAACCATTACATTTAATTGTGGTATTACTGCGCCTGTAACTAATGCCGCACCTCGCGAGACTATTGAACAAATTAAACAACGAGCCCCTGCTCGTTATTATACACAAAATCGAATGGTTAATGGAGAAGACTATACAAATTTTCCATTTACAAAATACAATTCTATTATTAAAAGTTCAGCATTAAATCGGAGTTCTATTGGCACAAGTCGTTATTTAGATTTAGTTGATCCTACTGGCAAATACTCATCTACTAATGTGTTTTCGTCCGACGGTGCGTTATGGTATATTAATGATACTCCAGCATTCGCATTTACATATCAAACAACAAATGATATTAATAATGTAATATTGAACGACATAACACCTTTATTACTACAAGCTACTTTTAAACAATTTTATTATGCTTATTTTCCAAGACCAAGTTTAATTCCTTTAAATTATTCTTGGAATGAAAGTACTACTATTGTAAATGAAACTACAGGCTATTTTGTTAACAGTAGCGGCACTCCAGTTCCAGTTGGATCTACAGTTAGTAATACAGCTAAATTTATTGTTGAAACCGCGTTAATTAAATTTGTGCCACCAACCGGATATTATTTTGATAAGAATAATGAATTACAACCTGGACTACCGTTATTAGATGGCGACCATTTAGTGATTTGGGCTTCTCCTACAGCAATAGTTGGTGATGGTAGTAATGGTGGCCAAGGAAATTTAGCTAATGGTGTAGGGCCAGTAGTGCTAAACACTTATGTTCCAACAGGAGCAAAAGTTACTGAAGTTATTCCAGTATTAACTTCTGAATTTTCAACTAGTTTAAAACAATCTATAGTTAATCAAATATTCCTAAAGGCAAATTTTGGATTAGGATATGACAGCACTGGTACAATTACAGGAACTCCTTACACATGGTATCTAATAACAGCAGCTAATCTTGATATTGGAGCGGTATGGAGTCAAACCAACGCTGGTAATACTTCGGGTGCCGGAATTGATGCTAGTTGGTTAATACAAGGTACATTTAATGGAAGTCAGTATACAGTTATTTCTCGTAGTCTTAACTATTATTTTGGTAGTGTACTAGAAACTCGTTTCTTTTTTAATACAGCACAGTCAATTTACGATAGTCGCACCGGAACAGTTATTTCTGATTTTACTAAAATTTTAAGAACTAATAGCCAACCATATAGTAACTCGCCGTTATTAAGCGATGTAACATTAAAAATTATTGCTCAACCTGTACTAACTGATGGATTAGTAGACGATTATCAAGTATTAGTAAGCTATCAAGATTATAACAATGATGGTATCCCCAGCAATCCAGATTTCTTTTTAGAAATAGTGGGAGTAAGCCCCTCAAGCACAACAACTCCCAAACCGTATGTCTTTTTTCAGTTAACTACAGACTTTGATAATCTTGAAAGATATTTGTTACAACCAGCAGGAATAGTAAATGCTGACTATCCAACATTAGCAGAGATTGAGCAATTTAAAGAGCAGTATCCAACCGGACAAATATTTTATGCGTATGATACTAACGCATTTTATACATTAACCTTACCTTTATCTGGCACAAGAGTGTTAACATCTACATTGGGGTGGGTAGCACAAGTTGGTCGGCAAGAATTATATTTCCAATATCGTCATAACTCAGCGTTAACTAATCTTATTGACCCTGGTAGTACTAACATTATTGATTTATATGTTGTAACTCTTGAGTATTATACTCAATATACACGCTGGATACAAGATACTACTAATACAATAACAGAACCTTTTCCGCCTACTATCGATGAATTAACAACGGCCTATGCTGAATTACAAAATTATAAGATGATTAGTGACAATATGATTCTTAATAGTGTAGAATTTCTCCCATTGTTTGGTAGTAAATCGCCTGAATCTTTGCGGGCCATTATTAAAGTAATTCCAGCGTCTAACACAAATGCCAGTGATAATCAAATTCGTAATTTAGTTTTATCAACCATGAATGCTTATTTTGATATTGCTAATTGGAACTTTGGGGACACATTCTATTTTAGTGAATTAGCGGCATATATTCATGCTCAAATAGGAACCTTTGTGTCGTCGGTTGTTTTGGTACCACTAAATCCACAAAAGAGTTTTGGAGATTTATACGAAATACAATGCGCTCCATACCAGATTTTTGTTAATGGTGCTACTATTAATGATATCGAAGTAATACAATCGTTGACTAGTACTAATTTACAAACTGCCCCTGGCAGCGGAGCAATTTAATGGCTGCTCAGATCCGTTCAGTAGATTTTCTACCGGAGATATTTCAAACTCCGGTAAACACACAATTCCTAAACGCTACTCTTGATCAGTTGGTCCAAGAACCGCAATACAAACAAACACAAGGTTTTATTGGTCAAAAAGTTGGTCCGGGGGTAAACGCTAACGACAATTATGTTATTGAGCCAACTAAAGTTCGTAATGATTATCAACTAGAACCAGGGGTTATATCTTTAAATCCTGTTACTGGTAAAATTGATGATGCTATAACCTATCCTGGAATACTTGATGCGCTATCAACGCAAGGTGGGATTGTAAATCAGCAAGATAGATTATTTGAAAGCGAGTATTATTCCTGGGATCCATTTGTAGATTTTGACAAATATAGTAATTATTCTCAATATTATTGGTTACCCAACGGGCCAGACTTAGTTACAGTAGCGCCTACATCTATTTTAACAACACAAACTTTTACAGTTACTCGTGCCAATGGAGCTTATACTTTTAGTGGGGTTAAAGGAACCAATCCAACACTAACTCTAGCTCGCGAAGGAAATTATAACTTTGTAATAGCGCAAAATACAGCTAATTCGGTTGATTATCGTGTTATTAATAATGGAACAAGCAGCTGGGCTATCAACCAAGAACCTAATCCCACATTAACTTTAGTTCGCGGAAACACTTACACTTGGAATTTAGTACAGAATGATCCTTATAAATTTTTTATAAAAACTGAAGCATCGTTTGGTACAACCAATTTGTTCAGTGAAGGTGTTACTAATAACGGAGCATTTTCTGGATTAGTTACATTTACTGTTCCACAAAATGCTCCCGACGTCCTTTATTATTCTAATGATATACACTATAATTTAAGGGGGCAGTTAAATGTTATAGATGCTACTAGCGGATCGGGTCCGCAATTTTGGATACAAACGCAACCTGGCATCGATGGTAGGTTACCTTGGTCACCTAACATTAGCGATAGAGATGTTCTAGGAGTATCAAATAACGGAACTGATTTGGGAACTGTTGCGTTTGATGTTCCAACTTTAACAGCACAGAGTTTTTATCAGACGTTACCATATATTAACTATCCGACTACAGGAGCAGGTACAGTTGATTTAATTTGTTCAACTTTTACATATAGCCAACTTGATGGGGTATTGGTTGATACATTTTTAGCAGAAAATCCTTCTGGCATAGATGGCATAACAAACCTTAATTCACGCACTTTGGTGTTTACTAACGATACAGATCCTACTGTATTAGCAAGCCTGTGGCAAATTCAATATGTTTCTGGGGTAATACAATTAAACAGTATTCTAACAATACCAAATAACACACAGTTTAGTATAACTTATGGAGCAGAATATGTTAATACACAATGGTATAAAAATTCTTCTGGATTATACGAACAAATACCTTTATTAACCGCATCATTGCCTTATGTTTACTATCAAGATAGCGAAGATCCTACAATATTTGGACAAATTAAATTTATTACTGAAAATGTAAATTCAGCGGTAGCTCCGTTGTCAGTTATAGGACTTAATGCTACTGGAACTAGTGTAACATTAAATTTTGTCACACAACTTGCCGCACCATATTCAGTTGGAAGTTCTATTATTGTTAGTCAGATTAATCCAGCAGGATACAACGGAACTTATTTTGTAACTGATTGTACAACATCTTCAGTAACCTTTAATAGTACTGAAAATGTTACATACCTTGGTGGCGGCACAATAAATGCTATCAATGTTAATGCTTTTATAAATGTTGATACTGAAATAGTAGGACAAAAAAATTATGTTAGTCCTAACGGTGTAACTTTTACTAACGGTTTAAAAATTATATTTCAAGGCAATGTTTATCCAACTAGTTATATAGGAAATACTTATTATGTACAAGGTGTAGGGGCTGGCATTGTTTTAGTACCGGCGGCTAGTTTAATTGTGCCAGAAACATATACCACAGAAATTAATGGTCAGCCAGTACAACCTGACTATTTGACAATTAACATAGCAAGTCCTGATCTTAATCCTTGGAGTCGTAGTAATCGTTGGTTTCATGTAGATGTAATTGATGCTGCTGCGGCATATAACAATGTACAACCTTTTTACACAAGTATCCAAAGAGCTAGTCGTCCTATTTTAGAGTTCCGTGCCGGGACTCGCTTGTTTAACTTTGGAACGCAAGGACTTACACCGGTCAATGTTATTGATACTACTCAAACTGATGCATTAATAAATGTAGCAGGACAAGTAGGATATGGTATTGATGGATATACTTTAGTGCAAGATAGTTTAGTTATTTTTGCCGCTGATAATAATCCTGATGTAAGAAATCAGATTTATCGAGTTGATTTTATAGTTGTAGATCCAGAAACTTCGTTAGTACCTATAATTGATTTGGTGCCTATTAGTACAAACCCAGTATTAATTAATCAAGTAACAGTATGTACTAGCGGAAATACTCAAACAGGTAAAAGTTTTTATTACACTGGATCTGAATGGCTTAGTACACAACAAAAAACAGCCGTTAATCAAGCTCCGCTATTTGATGTATTTGATAATAGCGGGTATAGTTTTGCTGATCCTATACAATATCCAAGTAGCAACTTTAATGGATGTAAATTATTAAGTTATGCTGAAAACGCTAGTAATCCAATTGATTCTGTATTGGGTATTCCGTTAGCATTTTTTAGTATTGATAATATTGGTGATATATTATTTGATAATAATTTATATACTGATTCCTTTATATATACACCATCGGGTGGCACAGGTTCAACTGTTGAAGTTAGTTCTGGTTTTGTGCGTCAATATTCAGATCGAGTTTCTTTTACTCGTGAAATTGGCTGGCAGACAGCTGTTATACCGTCTTTAGCCCGTCAACAATTTCAATTTAATTATTCAGGAACACCTTTACAGTTTGATGTAGTTATTGAAACAAGTTTGGATGTCCCGCCAGCTCAGGTATTCCGTAATAGTCTTTATCAAGAACCTTCGACATATACACTTTCTGTTAATACTACAACAAACACATCAACCATTACGTTTAATGATTCAAGGTATGCTATTGGAGATGTAATTGAAGTATTAGTTTATAGTCAACAAGTAAGTAATCAAGGTTTTTATGAAATACCTATTAATCTTGAAAATAATCCGTTTAATGAAAATTCATTGCAATTTAGTCTAGGTACAGTTCGGAATCATTATAACACAATTTGTGAAAATTTAACTGCGATACAAGGACCAATTAACGGCAGAAATAATACTCGTGATTTAGGAAATATTGTTCCGTACGGACAGTTAATATTACAACAATCGTCACCATTAACACTAGCAGGATATTTTTTACGCTCGGCAAATTATAATATTTTTGCGGCTTTAAATTATAATAGCCGCGAATATACCAAATACAAAAATAAATTATTAACAGCAGTAACTCAATTAAATTTAAACGGATCTGAAACAGTTTCTCAAATATTAGATTTAGCTATACGAAACATTACTACAAGTTTAACTAACTATGATCCTTTTTACTGGTCAGATATGTTGCCAGTTGGAACTAATTACACTACCACTACAACAACAATAAATCCTATTACTACTAATGTGTTTAATACTACACAAATGTATAATTTTACATCGTCAAATTATCTTGGATTATTAGTTTATGTTAATAATGTATTATTACTTCGTGGCAGTCAATATACTGTCTCTACAGACGCTCTTAAATTAACAATAGAAATTCCGTTAAATGTGGGCGATGTTGTTACTATTAACGAATACCCAACTACGGTGCCTAATTGGTGTCCAAATACACCAAGTAAAATGGGTTTATATCCTAAATATACTCCAAGTATTTTTATCGATGACACTTACTCTGAACCAACAGAAGTAATACAAGGTCACGACGGCAGTATAACTATTGCGTTTGGGGATATTCGTGATCAAGTATTATTAGAATTTGAAAAACGTGTTTATAATAATATCAAATTAGACGATAATCCAATCCCTTTGGCTACCGACGAAGTAGATATAACTTTTTATCCTAATCAAACAACAGGATTATTACCAGGATTTTTCCGCGACACGCCATATACCTATCAAGAAATCAATCAGATAATAAGTGAAGATTTCTTGTCTTGGGTAGGACAAAATAAAGTTGATTATACTACACAAAATTATGTAGCAAATAATCCTTTTACTTGGAATTATAGTCAGGCTGCCGACAGAATAAATCAGCAACCATTTTTACAAGGCAACTGGCGTGGCATTTATCGTTATTTTTATGATACAGAAACTCCTAATTCAACTCCATGGGAAATGGTTGGATTTTCTGAAGAACCTGACTGGTGGGTATTACGGTATGGTCCGGCTCCTTATACATCGGGCAACACAGTATTATGGGATGATTTAGAAGCAGGTATTGTTAACAATCCAGCTGGTCCATATATTCTTCCTGAATATATTCGTCCAGGATTGAATAAAATTATTCCAGCCGGTACTTCGGGAGAATTATTGCCACCTAATTTAAGTATTATGGGTAGGAATAATCCGTACGGGTTTCAGCAATCATGGGTAGCTGGCGACGGCGGCCCAGTTCAAGCATCTTGGTGGAATAGTAGTTCCTATCCTTTTGCAATTATGCGTATGTTAGCTTTAACTAACCCAGCGCAGTTTTTTTCTTTATATGCTGATAGAGATTTATATCGTTATAACACAGAGTTAGGGCAATACTTATTAAACGACCGTTATCGTTTGGACGCTTCTGGCGTACAAATTTATGGAAACGGTGTAAGTAAAGCTTCTTATATAAACTGGATTGTAGACTATAATCAACAATTTGGAGTTAATAGTACCACAGATTTAACTACAGATTTGTCAAATTTAGATGTGCGTTTATGCTATCGCATGGCATCTTTTTCCGATCCAACGTACATACGATTATTTACTGAGCGAGCTGGTCCTAATTCTACTAATAATAGTTTGCTTATTCCAACATCCAGTTATGATTTATTATTTTATAAAAATCAACCTTTTAATCAAATTGTATACAGTTCTGTAATTGTACAAGTAGAACAATTGGGCGCCGGTGGCATCGGATATTCAGTTCAAGGATACAGTAATATTCAACCGTATTTTGAAATATTACAAAGTAATCCAGTAGGTCTTTATTCTACAATCGCAGTTAACAACTTATCTGTACAAGTACCCTCTCAATATACTACCAATATTAAACAAATTCCTTATGGCTATGTTTTTACTACTCCTGCTAGTGTATGCGATTTTTTATTAAGTTACGGAGCATGGTTATCTAGTCAAGGAATAGTATTTGATAACACCGTTAACGGCTATACTTTAAATTGGTCGCAAATGTGCCAAGAATTTTTAAATTTTGCTTCTCAAGGATGGGAACCAAATACAATTATAAATTTAAATCCTTGCGCTACTAAAATTACTGCTAGTCAACCTATTAGTATAGTAGATACTGTTGCTAGCATTACACCAGAAAATATGTTATTGGATCAAAATGCGACAGTTTTAGATGTTAGAAATTTAATTGTTTATCGTGAAGGCGATTTATTTTCTATTACTACAACTAATAGTCAAACAATTAATTATTTAATTTTAAAATTTACAAATTATGAAGACATGATTGTGTTAAACAACACAACACAATTTAATGATTTAATATATGACCCAGTAACAGCCATAAGACAATCCAGATTAAGTCTTATTGCCTCCACCACAACACAGTGGGACGGCCAACTTAACGCTCAAGGTTTTATATTAAATCTTAACAATGTCGAACAATGGAAACCTTTCACCAAATATACCAAGGGTGAAATTGTATTATATAAAAACACTTATTGGCAAGCATTAATTATAAGTGAACCTCAAGAAACTTTTAATTATACAGAATGGGTAAAGAGCAATTATCAACTTATTGATAATGGATTACTGCCTAACTTAGCTAATAAAGCTGATCAGTTAGTCACTGCTTATAATGTATATCAAGCTAATCTAACATCTGACAACGATTTATTTGCATTTGGATTAATTGGATTCCGTCCGCGTCAGTACATGACTAATTTAAATCTTAATGATGTAACGCAAGTACAACTTTATCAGCAATTTATAGGTACCAAAGGATCATTGCAAGCCGCAGAAATATTTAATAATGCTCAGTTAAATCGTAATGAAAGCGGAGCGTATAATGTTTATGAAAATTGGGGAATATTGGCGGGTACTTACGGGGCTCAAGCTAATAAAAGTAACTTTGAGCTTCAGCTAAATCGGGCGCTATTATCTTATAATCCATCCACAATACAAATTATTAATCCAGGCGAAACTAGCCAAGCTAATCAACAAATTTATCTATCTGAGTTGTGGAAAGAAAGTTATAATATAACTTCTACTGATATTTTGCCAACTATTTACAACGGCAGTAATACTCCAACTGCGTTACCGTCCGCAGGTTATGTATGTTTAGACGATATAGATGTAACAGTATTCAGTCTTGAAGACCCGTCAACTATTGAAGCTAATATAAACATAATAGGTATTGGAACCTATATTTGGATTGCTAAAATTAATCCTTATAATTGGGGAGTGTATAGAACAACAGCAGTAAGTGCCACTATGACTCAACTTAGCGATAATTTAAACGGAACTAGTATAGCTCAATTTAATAATACTCATAATTTGTCAATTGGTGATTTAATTATTATAAAATATTTTAATAATGCAATTGATGGAGTTTATCGAGTATTAACAATCCCAACACCTACTACAATCACTATAGCATATAGTTTTACAAAAACTAATGTAACTACAGTTTCGGGTATAGGCCTTGTATTACATTTACAAAGTGCTCGAGTAAGTCAAGCAAGCGATATTTCAACATTGCCTTATGTTAATAATTTAATTCCAGGTTCAATAGCTTGGGTTGATAATGATGGCGAAGGCCGCTGGGAAGCAGTACAAAAACAAAGTCCGTTTGTTACAAGTTCTGCTTTAACACCTGGGCTATCACCCGTTAATCAATACGCTGCTAGCGTGGCCCAAACTCAAAATAATCTTTTTGCTTTAGTAGGCGCACCTACTGGAGCTAACGGAGCAGGTAGAGTATTGGCTTATTTTAAAGATGTATTCAGTGACTATCAATTTAGTACTAACTTTAGTCTAGATGTTCCGGAGACTAGTAATTTTGGTAATATGTTATCCTTTGGAGCATCTAATTGGGCAGTAGCTGGCGCTAATACTAGTATGTCGGGCACAGGATATGCAGCTGTAATCTACAGAGCTTCGGGATCCGATACAGCAGCCATATCACAAATATTAGTCCCCCCTGACCAGAATTTTAACGCAATAGAATTTGGCACATCTGGAGTTGTTAGCGCAGATGAAAATTGGATGTATATTGGCGCTCCGGAAGCTAATTGTGTATATGCTTATGAAAAAGTAACAGTAGTAGATCAATCTATACAGTATATTACAGCTAATAATGTTTTATCTTACAGATACAATGCTGATTTACAAATTAATTATTTACAACCAGCACAATTAAAAGTATATCTAGGACCAAACACAGAATTTATAGAAAATAGTTTGTTAACTTATGGTGTAAATTATACCATAGATGCTTCTAGTATAACATTTTTAAATAATACACCACCTGCAAATGGTCAGTATTTAACAATAGTACGGAACGAACTGCAACAATTAGATCAAAAAATATATTATAACAGATTTCAAAATTCAGTAATAGGAGTTGGGACAGGAGCTTTATTCACAGTACAAAATACTAGAGGAGTTTATTTCCCCTCATTAGAATTTGGCGGCCAAAATTATGACATTGGTGATGTTCTTACCATAAATGGGACGCAATTAGGTGGCACCAATCCCAATAATAATTTAATTATAACTGTTACCGGTGTAAACATACTAGGAACAATAGTTGGGTTTTCTTATACTGGTACTGGCATTACAAATGCTAATAATTTTGCGTTAAATCAATATTTGTACAATGCTACTGCTATTAATAATTTTGTGGTTCGTGTAAATGGAGTTATACAACGGCCTTATTTAGATTATACATTTAATTCTCAAAATACTATTTTAACATTTATTACGATTCCGCCAGAAGGAGCAATTATCTATGTATCTACACCCACTTATTGGCAATATGTAGAAAAAATTTCGTCAGCACAATCTTTAGAAGGCGATAGATTTGGAGCTACTGTAACAACTACTACTGACGGTAGACAAATAACGGTTGGCGCACCAAATTCAAATATTAGCACTGGTAAGGCTTATGTATTTGATAGGAGTGTGCTTCGGTTTATAGTGTCTGACCCATTACAAACAACATATACTGCAACAGGTAGCATAGCAGCACCTGCGTCGGTAAGTGTAAACGGTGTTTATTTGTTAACTACAGCGCAATCTATAAATGGTCAATATACGATTCAAGGCAATGATGTTATATTTTCTAATATAACATTTAATTACGGCGATATAATTGAGATTGGCACTAATCAAATAACACAAATACAACAATTATACAGTAAAACACCTAACAATAATGCTCAGTATGGATTTGCTATTGATACTTGTCCGTTGAATTGTAGTTTATATCTTGGTGCTCCATTTGATAGTACCGGCCTTGACCTTTCTGGGTCAGTTGATCATCAAGTTAATCAATCTAGAGTGTATGGAATTACAACTTCCACTATAGCTAATCCAACATTAACACCAGGCGGAACCTTAAGAATAAATGATATTCAAATAACAGTACCTTCTGGCCCTAATAACACAGTAGAAGGTTTTGCGGCTGCTATAAACAATTTTAATATTCCAAATGTTTTAGCATCTACAACATCTAATTTAGAATTTTTAGCAGACGGCAGTACAAAAATATTCTACATAGGGGATTTATACTCTTCAGCAAGTTCTTACACTACTTTAGTTTATCTAGATAATATAAAACAAATTGCTGATGTAGATTACACTTATGATAATGCTACGCAAAGCATTTATTTCCTTTACGCTCCGCTGGGTGGTAGACAGGTAAGAATTATTTCAGGTCGTTTAACTATATCGGTTAAAAATATGAGTACTGCTATCCCTTATAATTATATAACAGTATTGCCTGGCACAGTATCGTCGGTATTCCATCAATTAGGATTTAATACTTTTGTACTTACACAACAAATATTAAGTCCTGCGCCAGTATTTAATGGACAATTCGGCGCTAGTTTAAGCATAGATACTTCGGCTGTTAACTTAATTGTTGGGTCTCCTAATGGAAATGTATACGAACCAACAACATTTGATAATAGTCAAACATTTTTTGACGATCATAGTACAACATTTTATAATCCAATTGTTAACGGCGGTGTGGCCTATACCTATGATTATTTTCCAAGTAGTAAAAAGAGTATTAGTAATCCTGGGCAGTTTGCGTTTGGGCAACAAATTTATATCAATAATAAAAATATAAGCATAAACTCAGGAGATCGTTTTGGTACATCTGTAAGTTATGTTACTGGAAAATTAATGGTAGGTGCTACTGGTGGAACAATTAATAACACTACTTCAGCAGGATATGTTGCTATATTTAAAAATCCTGACAATACACCAGCTTGGAAACCTATAAGAATTCAGCAACCAGTTGTTGATGTATATGGAATTAATAGCGTTTTTTCTTATAACGGCGAACAATCTGCTGGAGTTAATATAACCTTAGCAGGACAATATCAAACATATTTTGATTTCTTTGACCCACTACAAGGAAAAATATTAGGTGTGGCTCGCAGTAATATTGATTATATTGGCGCAGTAGATCCTGCTCAGTATAATCAGGGCTCGGTACACAATAACGGACAAACTTGGGGGAAAGAACGTATTGGACAGATGTGGTGGGACACTGATACTGTTAGATTTATTGATCCAAATCAAGATGACATAGTTTATGCTAGTCGCCGCTGGGGGCAAACATTCCCCGGTAGTACAGTAGACATTTATCAATGGGTCGAAAGCGTTAACCCCCCATCGAATTATATTGGTACAGGTACGCCATTAAGTACAACAAGTTATGTTATTGCTAGTCAGTTAGGCCAAAATAACATTTTCACAACTCTTTATTATTTCTGGGTAAAAGGAATTACTACAGTTGCAATTGGAGCAGGAAAAACATTAAGTTCAGTTGCTGTATCTAACTATATACTTGATCCTAGAAGTAGCGGATTACCCTACATAGCCGGACTCAATGCTTCTACAATAGCAATTTACAACGCACAAAATTTATTAAATGCTACAAATACAATTTTAAGTATTGGATTTGATAGAGAAATTACAGATGCGGTAATACATCAAGAATATCAACTTATCACAGACGGGATAGATTCATCTTTCTTGAATCCAAATTTATATCGTAAATTTTTAGATAGTATGTGCGGCCTTGACACCGTAGGTAACCCAGTGCCAGATCCTTTATTAAGTCCTGGCATGAGATACGGAGTTCAATTCCGTCCTCGACAAAGTATGTTTGATGATAGATTTACAGCGTTAGAAAATTATTTAGGTCGTGCTAATACAGTACTAGCACAATACCCAATCGTAGAAACTCGCAGTTTTAATTTATTAAACACTTCTGAACCAATTCCTGCTTCAAATGTTACTGTAACAGCTGGCAATTTTGTTATAGGGACAACTTACATTATATTAACTGTGGGTACTACTAATTTTACAACAATTGGGGCTAGTAGTAATACAGTAGGAGTAAATTTTGTTGCAACAGGTAGTGGTACCGGTAGTGGATCAGCAACTACTATAATTTGGAATACTAAAGTAGCTAATTTAGAAATACTAGGGTATCAAAATCTTGCTTCAATACCAGTCGGCTACAAATATCTAGTACTATCGGATAGTTCTCAAAGTGGTCGCTGGACTATATATGAAATATCTGCTCCGCAAGTCTTAAGATTATATCAAGTACAAAGTTACAATACTCCAGCGTATTGGTATTATGTTAATTGGTATTTGCCCGGTTATAATTCTTCTACAGCACCGGTAGCTGCTGTACAGAATTATGGAAAATTATCGACTTTAAGTTTAGATACGGCTCCCGTCGGCAGTTCAGTAAGAGTTAACAGCAATGGCGCAGGCAAATTTGAAATATATTTGCGTTCGGGCCCAGATCCATACATTGGATGGACTCGTGTAGGATTAGAAGATGGCACTATAGCATTTGAGGAATCTTTATGGAATTATGCTGTTGGAAATTTTGGATTTGATGCCCAAGTATTTGATTCTCAATATTTTGATGAAACACCGCAAGTAGAAACTAGATATATTCTCCGCGCCTTAAACGAAGAAATTTATATTGAAGATTTACTATACGAGCGTAATAGTAGTTTAATACTAATGTTTAATTATGTTTATAGCGAATTTATTGATCCGTCTTGGTTAGTTAAAACTAGTTATGTTGATGTTAATCATAAGATTCGTTCTTTATTACCTTATCAATCGTACTTTTCTGGAGACCAAGATTTTGTCTTGAATTATTTCCAGGAAGTTAAACCGTATCATGTTCAAGTTAAACAATTTAATTTAATTTATACTGGTAACGATAATTTCTTAGGTGATATTACTGACTATGATTTACCAGCTTATTGGAATTCAACACTTTCCGAACCACAATTTGTAAGTCCAATATTAACACCATATACTGAGGCTATTACTACTAGCCATTCTTCGGCAAGCAACACAGCACCCAACGCACAAATTTGGCAATACCCAAGTTTGTATAGCCAATGGTATGAAAATTATTTGTTAACTGTCGAAGCAGTAACTATTCCTAACGGTGGAGCTGGCTATACTTCTGCTCCGGTGGTTACAGTTACTGGTACTTGTATAGAACAAGCATCAATGACAGCTATTATTAACACTTCGGGCCAGGTTATTGGGATTACCATTGATAATCCAGGGTCGGGATACACTACAGATGCCATTATAACTATTAGCGGTGGCGGCTTGCCTGGCGCACCAACTCTTTGGTCAGCTGGATTAACAGTTGTATCAAATGAATCTATTATAACTTCTGAAAATACTTTTTATGAAGTTACTGATGCCGGGACATTAGGTAATGTAGAACCTATTACCAGAATTATCGACGCAGGTAATTTTATTATAGGGTCAACATATACAATTCAATTTGTAGGAACAACTAATTTTACAGCTATTGGTGCTTCTAGTAATCAGTCTGGAATAGTTTTTGTAGCTACTGGTATTGGAAATGGTACCGGAACAGCTATTACTAATACAGTTGTAGTAACAAATGGAACTGCTATTTTACAATTTGTTGGGCAAACGGCTCGTGCTGTTTCGATTATGGGCAATCCTTTAGTCCGTTCGTTTAACTTAGCATTAAAATATGACCGATACGAATATCAATCAAATATAATTGAATGGACTCCTACAGAATTAATTATTATAACTTTAACAAATGTAGTGGCATCTAATGGTATTGCTACAGCGACTTTTGAATACGAGGAAACTACAGTACCTTTTTCCGTTGGCAATAATATTTCTATAAACGGTGTATCTATTTCAGCATTAAACGGAAATTATTCAGCATTAACTTGTTCAACAACTAATTTAACTTATTCCACTCAATATACAGGGGTTGGATACAACGGACAATTAAACGGAACAGTACTAGTCAAATATATTAATGGAACACAAGTTCGTTATAACAATATTGTATACGCAGCTAACGGAACAGCTGGGTATGTACAAAATTCTATTTTTGATCCTGTAGAGTGGACGGAAGTTGATGCTAGTATATTAAGTGGTATTAACCGCACACAAGGTTACTATGTGGGCACAGTTAATAACCCAGGACTTAACTTGCCGTTATTAATTGACGGCATAGATTATCCAGGAGTACAAGTATCAGCAGTAACATTTGATCAGGATACAGGTTTTGATCGCGGTAATTTTGATATTAATGTATTTGATAATATTTCTCTTGATGCTAACGGACGACCAACATATGATTTAGGTATACTTAATACTATATTTGAAAGTTCATATCTTGATCCCTACTTAGGAACTCGCCCGTCAGATATTAACATAAACGGTGGCAAATATGTAGATGTTTTCGAAAGTCATGCTCCTGAAGAATTGGTACCTGGTATCGAGTTTGACACATTAGATTTCCGTGTTTATACAACGCCAGGGGCAGATTGGCTAGGATTAGGTCATGGGTTCTCGCAAGTTACAATACACGCAATTTACAATATTAGTAGTCCAACTATAAGTTTTGCTGGATTACAAGAATATCCATTTGTAGTAGAAGTTACAGATTACACACAAGGGTATAATTTATCTCAAGGGTTTGATTATACGGTTGATTGGGTTAATCAAACAATTACTATTATTAATTCTTCATTATTAGTTGCTAATGGTGACCAATTAGGAATATATGTCTACGAATTAGGTGGCGGAAATCAGCTATATAGAAACGTTTATAACGGCGCTAGTGTAGGAAATAGTCTAGTAATTCCTGTAGGATATAGTTTAATAGAAGAAATTGTTATATTTGTTAACGGAGTTCAAACTCTAGCATTTACATTTGAAGATAATACTAGTGTAACATTTGGCACAACATTAATTAACTTTACCAACACTTATAGTTCAACAGACTTTATTAGTTTAGTAGCTATAGGACCTACTACAATTGATAATGTGACTACAAACTATAGTTGGAGCGTACCGACTACCCAATATTTGACAGCTGTTTCGGGTCAATTTGTTTATGATTTAGATCCAACAATAAGTTTAGAGTATACTAATCCATCGGTAGCAATAGTTACTATTGGCGGAGTAACAGCAATAGGAGAGGCTGGGGTTCCTTATGTTGGAAATGGCAATGTTGTTGGATACATATTGCCAGAGCGTACAGGTATAGATTATACAGCGATAACTGACGCTAATGTCAAGGTATATATTGATGGAATACTACAGATAAATCCAACAGATTATACTTTGCCAGCTTATACTGGATTTAGTGGAGATTTCCCGCAAGATAATTACGACATCGCTCCCTTTGATCTTGATATTAATACTAAATTTGTTTTGTTCGGCACAGCACCAGAAGTTGGCGCTGAGATTTATATTACGGTGGATGAATTAGCAGAATTTGTTATTGACCCAGTAGCACAAACATTAACATTTATTTCCGGGGCTGGAATAGTGCCGTCAGACGGTCAGATCATTTCTGTAATTACATTTAACGACACTAGAGAACAAAGATTGTCAACACAAATATTTGTTGGCCCTGTTACAGAAGGTGTTACATTCTCTCAAGGATTTGATATAACTTTATATTCTCCTCCAGTAGAAAATGACGAACCTGGATCATTTAGCTATCAGGAAGGACAAGTAATTTCTGTAAATGATTTTGTGTTATATCAATCTTACACAGATGCGGCTCGTGCTTGGGTAATTAGAAATGGTAGAATATTAACACCTTTTATAGATTATAATATAGAGGGAAATGTATTAACATTAACAAACGGTGTAATTGGGCCAGCAGATGTTATACAAGTAACTAATGTTACTAGTTCAATTGTACCAGAAGCTATGGAGTTTAGAATATTCCAAGATATGCGCGGTGTACAAGCCACTTATCGTATGACACCCTCTACTACAACTACAGTAGCACAAGCAGTTAGTGCCACAGCTGATATTATTCATGTAGTTAATGCTAGTGCGTTAAATATTCCTGATTTTGCTGCTAATATATGGGGAGTTGTAACTATTGACGGCGAACGAATTATGTATCGTAATATTGATTTTACTGCTAATACAATTAGTAGTTTACTCCGTGGCACAGCTGGCACTGGCGCAGATTCACACGCGGTTGGTGCGTATGTGTATGATATGGGTCGTGGCAATTTATTACCAGAACAATATCAAGACTATATTGAAAGTGAATCTTTCTTGGGCGACGGAGCGACAAAAGTATTTAGGTCAACTCTTGTAGTTAATAACGCCAACGAGTGGGTAGGATCTATACCATACGATAGTACTTTATTTTCCACCAACGCTCCAGCCGGCAATTATGATCCTGGATTACCAAATAATAGTAGGGCTGTAGAAGTCTATTTAGGTGGCACATTACAAACTAGTGGATATACTTTATCTAATTTAGATCCTGTTGTAGTTATTTTTGCTATTGCCCCGGCCGCAGGAACAGAAGTAAGTATATTTGTTCGTAAAGGTACAAGCTGGTATAACCCAGGAGTAGATACAGCTTCGGACGGAGTTCCTTTACAAATAACAAACAACCCAATGGCTCTATTTTTAAGGGGTGGAAATTAAGGTAAATACACGGCAGATATTAATCATAATAAATACAGTACAATGGAAAATAAAACACCTAATCAACCACAACCTCAGCCTCAAAAAAGACCCAATGATACAGGGTCAGTTATAGTTGACGGATTTATAAAAATCTACGATCCAAAAACACGCAAAGTATTTGTGGAGCAAAAAGCATGATTGTTCAGCCTGGCCTAGCTAAAATCGAAGGATTCATTAAAATCACCGATCCAGTTACTGGTGAAGTTTTAATTGATAAAAAAAATGCTATCAATTATGAAAACATTTCAATTGCTATGGCTAATACCCTTAGTGATCAAGGTAAGGGGTGGATTTATACTATGGCGTTTGGCAATGGCGGATCAGCCGTAGATCCAGCTGGAATTATTACATATTTGCCACCCAATGTAACAGGGCAAAATGCTAGTTTATATAACGAAACTTATGCTCAAATAGTAGATCAGAATTCTGCTACTAATTTAGACCCAGCAAATAACAAAATGACTGTGCTACATACCTCGGGAAATCCTTATACAGATATATTGGTTTCTTGTTTATTGGACTACGGGCAACCTGCTGGACAACAAGCATTTGATAATAGTACCAATTTTAATGGAGAATATGTGTTTGATGAGCTAGGATTACAATGTTGGAATGGTTCTGCCACCAATTTGTTCCTAATTACACATGTTATTTTTCATCCTGTACAAAAGAGTTTAAATCGTCAAATACAGATAGATTATACCCTTAGAATACAGACATTAACAAATTTAAGTGCCGCATAAATATGCATATTAAATGGCCATAAATAATACAAAGGACGGAGTAAAATAAATGTCATATACAATTACACTAACAAATGGTAACATATTAGCTACCATACCAAATGGAACAATTAATACAACAGCTTGTTCGCAAACTTTGGTGGGCAAAAATTATGCTGGGTACGGTCAGTTTTTAGATGATAATTTTGTACATTTGTTAGAAAACTTTGCTAATAGCACAGGCCCTACTAATCCTTTGATAGGTCAATTATGGTTCAATACAACTACAAGTGTTTTACAAGTTCGTAATAGTGTAGGTTGGAAAACATTGGGCGGGTCACAAGCAGCTAGTGTAGCCCCAACTAATAATAGTCAAGGCGATTTATGGTACAATACTACTGCCCAACAACTTTATGTTTGGACTGGGTCAGCATGGTTATTGGTTGGGCCAATTTATAATCAACAAACAGGTATAACTGGCGCTATTGCTAATGTTATTGTAGATAATACAGCCACTTCACATGTTGTAGTTGAATTGTATGTAAATAATGAAATTGTTGGATTTATTTCACAAGACGCAACCTTTACACCACAAACAGCAATAGCAGGATTTCCTACAGTCAAACCTGGTATTACATTGGCATCAGTTCTTACAACAGGTCAAGTACCATTGTTCAATGGCACAGCAACTAATTCTCAATCATTGGGCGGCTTATTTGCTAATTCATTTATGCGTACAGATGCTAATACATCTACTACTGGTACAATTAGCATACTTAATAATAACGGTTTAAGAATTGGAGCAAATAGTACATTCACATTATCTACTGCAGGTACGCAAACTACATATACTAATGATGCGTTAAATGGAAATGTGTCATTTAATATCAACAAAGCTGGTGTTGTTAACTCGGCATTGTTTATTGATGGTTCTACAGGTATTGTTAGCAGTCAATTTGGTATCCACGCAAATTACGCTGACGTAGCTGAAAGATTTGAAGCCGACACAGAATATGCTCCTGGGACAGTGGTCGAATTAGGCGGTACAGCAGAAATTACAAAATCTAATACAGAGTTAAGTGAATCTGTATTTGGAGTTATTAGTACAAATGCTGCTTATTTGATGAATAACGGAGCAGGAAATAATTTAACTCATCCCCCAGTAGCTATGACAGGGCGAGTGCCAGTTCAAGTTACTGGCATTGTTAACAAAGGTGATCGATTAGTTTCTGCGGGTAACGGTATGGCAAGAGCTGCTAAAGCAGGCGAAGCAACAGCATTCAATGTTATTGGTCGTTCGTTAGTAGACAAGCTAGATTCTGGCTTAGGGTTTGTTGAAGCTATTGTCACCATCAAATAAAATAGGGAATACTGATGACGTATATTACCGGTGGCTTAATACAAGCGGCAGATTATAATGGTTTTAATAGCAATGTAAATGCTGTATGGAATACAAGCTACGGTCAATCATCTACAGCTAATGTGTCTGTTGGAAACACAGTTAATGCCAGTTCTTGGGCAAATTTAAATACTCATGTCAGTAATAGTGCTAGTCATCAAGGCACAGTTATCACAACAAGAGCTAATCCTCAAATAGGCAACACAATTACAGTTTTAAATAATTTTGGCAACGATATTGCTAATATTAATACTAACAAATTTAATGCTTCCACTCAAGGTACGCAATTTACTGGCTGGACTGGTACTTCCAGCAAGACCACACCCACTGGATCTGGAAATTCGGCGTGGTCATTGACATTTACTAGTACTGTTACTTTTGCCAATGCCAATGCGGCAAATTATTTTTTCAATGCAGGAGCAACTGTTAAAATTCAATTTAGTAAACTTTCTACAGGAAATACGGCTGACTCGGTCTGGAACACTCTAGTAAATACAACAGCTGGCACAATTTATTTGTCAAGTACCGGAGCAAGTAAATCAATTAATGGGGTAACTTATACAGGTACAACTAAAATTGGTGGTAACGGCACTCCAACTATTTTATCAACTAGTACAGGATTTGCTCAATTAACATCTACACCTGCTATAATTTACAAACAATTTCCTTCAAGTTATACTTATTCCGGCGACTATGTACAAGTTACCGCGGCTTATACTGCCCCTGTTCTTACTCTTGTCACAACTTGGAGTAGCTCGTCTGGCAATACAGCTAAAAATATTAGTGGCGGCACAGCAACTACTGGTATTTCTTTTGGAACTGCTCCTACCACAGTAGTAACATATTTTCCTCCAGCAACTACATATTTGACAAACACCTGGGGCACACCAACAGTAGCTTCAACCGTTTCTGGCGGTTATTAACTGTATTAACATTTTTATTGTAAAATCAGTATTGCCAAACGGGTATAACCCACTTTACTTTTTTCCTTTTTTCTAGTACAATAACTACATGGATACTAATAATTTAATCGCGCACAGCCGCGCTCGGTTTGACAATGCGGCGGCCAAACGAACTCTTAAAGAAAAATATCAAGGAAAACTAGTCTTTGGTTGGAACGGCGGTATGTTCAAAGCTACTCCCGAAATGATAACATTTCTTAGTTTATATAATGATGTAAGAATTGTAGTTTTAGACTTGTATGAAACACCAATCGAAGTAAATGCTAAAGAATTGTGTAATATTATGCAGACAAAATTACACGAGCAAATGAATGCTTGGTTAGTAGAATATCAAGAACTTAATAAAAATAGATGACCACTGGCGTATTAATTTTTGCTTTTAATAATGAACATATAGATTATCTAGCCATGGCCAACTGGTCAGCTAAAAATATTCGTAGACATTTACAATTACCTGTGGCAGTGGTAACTGATCAGAAAGTTCCTAATAATTATTTTTTTGAACAAACTATTCCAGCTAAACCTTATAGCGGAGATATTAGGAAATTTGCTGACCAAGAAAATAATGTAACATGGTATAACGGTAATCGAGTAGACGCATATCAATTAACTCCATGGTCGCAAACTCTAGTATTGGATGCAGACTATGTGGTAGCCAGTGATCAACTTAAAAAATTAATTGATATGGAGGAAAATTTTCTAGCACACAAGACAGCATATGATGTAACAAATTTAGATAATTTCGATGAGCTTAATAGTTTTGGGCATTATAATATGCCAATGTGGTGGGCCACTGTCATGATGTTCAAAAGATCGCAAGAAGCTGAATTAATTTTTGCTTCAATGTCTATGATAAAAAATAATTGGCAACATTATAAGGATTTATATAATACTGTACATCCAACATACAGAAATGATTTTGCTTTAAGCATAGCTTTAAATATGGTTAATGGGCATACAATAGACCATAACAGTATTCCCTGGTCTTTGGCATCTTTGACACCGGTACATAAATTATCTCAAATAAGTCAAGATAACTATCGTGTAGATTTTTTAACACCCGATAGTAAACCTAGATACATTAACTTAGCTCAAGATTTTCATGCTATGGGTAAAAAACATTTAGGAGATATAATTGCTAATTAAACAAGGTTATCTTATTCCAGCTATCGGTGACATTTACATAAAATGTGCTAACAAATTGGCTGATAGTATAAAACAGTGGCATCCTGATGCTAATATAACTATACTAACCGAGGATATGCTCCCTTATGGAAAAT